CGGCTTATAACCGTAATTGGGGCCCCTTACCTCACGGTAAGTATTCCCTATGCCAAACCCTATCCCTTTCCCATCTAACGATGTAGCGAGAGTATGGATCTTTACGATTCGGGACGGCTAAAGTATGTGAATATTCATACAATAACCTTTCGAGGTTATTTCTCTTGTGTCAGTATCTTTGGGACCTTACTAAGAAACTTTTATACCCTTTTATGATCACCGGTTTCGAACCGGCTTATTTATATAGGTTCCCTATTGGTGTACTAAGTATTACAAATCGGATCATATCTACCAGCCCAGGCCTTCCCTTAATAATAAGGTACAGCATTTTGGAATAATAGGTATGAAAGGACTTGTGTATGCCTATGGTACATTTGTAGGTGTAGCCTGTATAAAGTCATATTGGGATTGTATAAAAGCTCTTCTTAGTAGGAGTTTACAATAATAATTTATATATGAAAAATTTATCTTCAAATACAAATCATTTCTTGTTTCCAGAGATTAGTCATGCAAGGGATAACAGTATTTTTACATATCTCTTAAATTCGAAAGAATTAGAGAGATATTTTCAAGTACTGATTTCTCTTTATCCTGTATCTGATCCGAGGTTATTGTCAACCACAGAAAATCTGAAGGATTCTATCGACAATCTTTGACGTAACAACGGTACTAAATATACTGTTGATTATTTAAAAGAGTGTAATAGACTATTTCAGTTTTATGTAGCCGGCAATCCTCAGTTTGTAGATTCCGATCTACGAATTGCGGCGTCAGGGGGATTACCTAATATTATTCCTGCTAACCACCGTGCCCTTATTAGAAATAATAAGAATCACCGTGATTACGGAAATATTGTTAGAATAATCTTTAGCCTGCTAGGATGCTACCGGTTAATTCGTTGTGAGGGAAACTTAAAATTGGAGACTATAACTGATACTACCGATTCGAAGGGTTTTAAACCTTGAGAATTGGGGTATACGTTAAGTCTAAAATTTAAAGTAATATTCGATAATACGAAATTACGAGAGTCCCCTTACAATTTATTAACCTTAACCACAGCTGGACCTAATAAGCGTATTTCTATATTTTCTGCTCCTCTTGATGCAATTGCATTAAGAAGCTCAAATATACTTAATGATCTTAGAGTACTTTCGGATTTCTTCAAGACAGGTGTTTATCACCTCCTTGAAAGAGAAATGGAGTTACTCAGAGATATTAAGGATGAGACACTATTACTAAGTAAACTCTCTATAAAAGAGGAAGCTGCAGGTAAGCGTAGAGTCTTCGCTATCGTAGATATATGAACTCAATCTGTACTGAAACCAATGCATGATCATGTGTTCTCGATTTTAAAGTCGATTCCACAGGATGGTGCATTTGATCAATTACGTCCGGTTCGCGAGTTGATAAAGAATAACTCTAAGGGTAAAACCTTTTGTTACGATTTATCCGCCGCAACTGATCGTTTTCCGATCTCAGTGCAAGTTGATGTATTAACTTTCCTTTATAATCGGGATGTGGCTAACAGTTGGAAACAAGTGTTGGTTAACCGTCCTTATTATTTAAAGGAGACTAATACTTCATATACTTACGGAGCTGGACAACCAATGGGTGCTTTAAGTAGTTGAGGTGTATTCTCCCTCTGCCACCACGTTGTAGTACAAATCGCAGCTACCCGAGTTGGTATTAACAAATGATTCACTGAGTATGCTTTACTCGGTGATGACATTGTTATCACTAATCCGGATGTTGCTGAAGAGTACTATAAAATAATGACGGAGGAATTATGCGTCTCAATTAATAAAAGCAAGTCCTTACAATCCGATATCGGGGTTATGGAATTTGCTAAACGTATCATTGGACCAGATGGAGATTACTCTCCAATTGGCCCGAAGAACTTAAGCTTATTCCTATCTAACAAACTTCATATCCCAAGTCTACTTGTAGATTTGAGAGAGAAAGGAGTTGGCATTGATTATTTCTTCGTTCGTAAGTTGCTTACCACATTAAAGGATAAACATATCTTCAGATTTAATTGATCTGAGGTTCATGCCTTAATATGGAGTTTGACTGAACCTTTCGGCTTTCTGAAATCTTATACTCTTACACCATGAAAATGGCGTAAACAGTTAGGAGGTCTAAAAGCGGAAGAAATTCTAGTTAAACTTTTGCAATTTACGGAGGAAGAATGGTCTCTTAACCTTGATAAAGCCCGTCTTACTATGAAAGATTGTATCGATAAATATGACGGATGAGTGCTAATAGGTAATACCTATTACCATACTAACGTTATTCCTAGTTTATCAGAACAGAAATTAAAACTCATTGAAGAGTACTTTAGACTTTATGATCTACAGTATCCTACAATTGAGTATGAATTCGAACGTCCTCGGATGCGATCAAGTTATAACATGATGGAAACATTATGAAATAACGAAGTCATATCTGATTATGTTCAGTCTGATACTTTATGAATAACTATTAAGTATAGTGATGGGAGAAGAATAAGTGAGTCTTTCGACACGCTTAAACCTGATTACATGTTAGCTCAAGTCCTGAAATACCTATCGGATAAACTACCTCCAGTAATACCTGTCACATCTGTCTTCGACGATAATAACGTCAAGCGTAGATCATTAAGGCATGTTAGCTATCGATTCTTGAAGAAATTCTTGAATTGACGGCATGATGTTTAATGTGCTTTTAAGTCCAGTGCTAGTAGGTGACTCTGGTGTTCCTCTGATCTGGTATAGATCATGAAGGGAACGGTTGCTTACCTATCCTTAAAGGTAAGGGGGTTTTGATCAACTATGTTGATTAAGATAGAGGTGTTTAACCTCAGATATGGAACTATAAGGCAGGTTGCATCTGTAGAGATTAAAGGTGTATTATTAAAAGGATTAAATACAATTATGTACTTAATCGATTGTTATAATCAGTTGAATGTAAATTCAATCGTAAGC